GTCCGTCGGCTGCGGGGCCAGCGAGGGTTTGCACGAACGATTATCCAGCGGATCGCGAAAGCGGAAGCCGTGCAGCGCCCCGCGCCTTGCCTCGAAGAAGGCCAGCAATGTGTCGACATCATCCAACGATTTCAGACCCGGCCCGGCATCCCAGCGGCGCCGGCTGTCCGCATGGGGCGTGTTCCGTGCCTCGCGGCCGGAGACCAGGGTCGTGATCTCGGTCCGCCGCTGCGGCCCGCCGCTCGCCCCCAGCGCCAGGGCGAAGGGAAAGCGGATCTCGTGAAACGCGCTCATGACCAGCGCTCCGCCCGCCGCACGGCCTGCGCCACGGCGCGCGAGATCGCCGCCTCACTCACCGGCGCCCCACCACCGCCCGAAGGCAGGGTCACATTCACGGTGATCGACGATCCCGCGGCCTCACCGATCTGCCCGGACTGGCTCGGCGTGAACAGCTCCGGTCCGCGCTCGCCGACCCAATAGGACTGCCCCGCCATCACCGGCCCGCCCTCGGCACGGCCACCCGCGAAATCCAGCCCGTCCAGCGCACTCGCCAGAAACCCGTCCAGCGGCTTGGCGATCAATTGCTCGGCGGCAAGCCGCGCCAGATCGCGCAGAATGCTTTCGGTCAGGCGGGCAAAGCTCGCCTCGCCATTGCGCGCCGCGCGTTCCAGATTCTCCTCGATGGAGCGGCCCGTGCGTTCGAACACCGCTTCGATCGCCTCGGCCGCCCGCTGGGCCGGGCCCTCGGCGAGCGCCTCCAGCGCCTCGCCGGTCTCCTCAATCGCGTCTTCGGTCATGCGGTCCTCCTGCGGTCTCGGCCAGGAGGGCATGCAGCTCCGCCCTGCTCATCGCTTCCACCCGGCCCGGCGCCATCAGCGCGTGCCATTCCTTCAAACTCGTCCGCCAGAACGCGTCCGGCGGCAGACCGCGCGCCATCGCGGCCTTCAATCCCTCTGCCCAATTCATGATGTCCCCGCCTCGAAACAGGCCGCCACGGCCTCCGCCGCCGCGTCCGGCGTGATCACCAGCTCACCCAGACGGCCCGCCAGCTCCGCATCCCCGCCGCCGCGCACCAGAGCGGCCAGCACCGCCAGCAGACGCGTCGCCGTCAGCCGCTCCTCCCGCGGACAGACCGCCTCGATCTCCGCCAGCGCCCCCAGCGTCAGGCACAGCGTCACGCTCTGCCCGCCCAGGTCGCGGACAATCTCGCCGCGCTGCGGATTGGCCATCAGAGCGCCTCGAACACGATCGGCCCGGCCGAGGCCAGGGACAGCGACCAGCTCGCCTCGCGATCATGCCGCCCGGCATAATCCAGCGAGGCCAGGATGAAGGGCCCGGTCAGCGTGCCGAAACCGGGGATGACCAGCTGCCAGTCCTGCGCCGACTGGTCGAAAAAGGCCTGGCGCACCCGCGCATCCGCCGCCGCACTGACGAACACGCCCGTGCCGGAGACGGAACAGGTCTTCACCCCCGCCCCGGCCAGCAGCTCGCGCCAGCCCTCGGCGGAATCCGCCGAGGTCACATCCACCGTCTTCGCATTGAGCGCGAAAGTCTTGATCCGCAGACCCGCCATCGCGGTGAAGACCGGCGGCTCCCCGCCCTCCCCGATCCGCACCAGCAAATCCCGTCCCGCTTGAGGGGCCATGATTGTCTCCTTGTGTGAGAGTTCAGTCGTCCCGCGCGATTAGCGCATGGACGCGCACCAGGCCGCGGCGGACGCGGCTGTGGGTGGTGGTGAAGAGGTCGGCATAGGCCGGGGACAGGCTGACCAGCCGCCAACCGCCCGACAGTTCCGGCTTCACGCCGGTCAACGCCACGCGCACCGCATCCACCAGGTCCAGCGCCACGCCATCGCGCAGCCAGATGTCCAGCGTCTGGCGATAGTCCAGCAGCAGCACACCGGACGCCCCGCGATCGCGCACCTGCGCCCGTCCCCAGCTGGCATGGGGATAGCCCGCCTGGTTCGAGCGCTCCGGGAAGATCCGCAGCGGCACGCCCAACTGGGCGGTCACACCCGCATCCGCGTGCAGCACATCCTCCAGCGCCGCCTTCAGCGCTTCGCCCGGCCCGCTCACAGCGACACCCGGCGGAAGGGCGCCAGCAGGCTCGCCGCCACCGGCGGCAGCCCGTCCTTCAACCCGTCCGATCCCCGCGCCTGCGCCAGAACCAGCTGCAGGATCGCCTCGCGCAGCGCCGCCGGCACGTCCGCCGCCGTTTCGCCATAGCCGCAGCGAAAGCGGATCTCGATCCCGCCCGCCACGCGTCCCGGCTCCGGCCATCTCTCACCCGGCCGCAGCACCAGCCGCCCCGGGTCCGACAGCGTGTCCACGAAAAACGCCGCCGGATCGATCTCCGACGGCGCATCCTCTGCGTCGTAAAGCGTGACCGCCTCCACGGCGATCAGGGGCGGTTTGAGCAGTCTCAGCTGCGTGCCGAAGGCACACAAACGCCCATCCCCGGCCCAGCCATCACGCCGCTCAACCCAGGCCTGGGCGAGACAGGCTCGCCCCGTATCCCGCTCGACGCGCTCCCGCGCGCTTTGTATCCAATGATTGACCGCCGAATCCTCGGCATCACCAGCCACCCGCAACCGGGCCTTCGCCTCGGCCAGCGTGACCGGTTCCGCCGCGGGCGGTGTCAGTAGTGTGAGGGACATGGGGAACCTCGTCGTGTTGATTGATCGCAAAAACTGGCCCGCCGACATGCGACAGGCCTTCAATGCCGAACTCTCAGTCCACGCTGTCGCGACTGTCCTGTCCGTGCTGGTGTTCTGGAGTGTGGCAGCCATCGCCGCCGGGCCATTTCAAACACCGCTAGCTTCGGGTTTTGGCGTGTTGATACTCGTACTGATACCGGTCCTGCAGATGTTGATCCGGGTATGGGTCCGATCCCCCATCCGCGCGCGCTTCGGCCTCCAGCCTGATCGCACGCCCTTCTGGTTCAATATCGGCTATTTCCACGCCACACCCGATCTGGCGCGAGAGACGCTCAATGACTGGCAGCTCCATGAAAACCGGACGTATTTGCCCGGCATAGGCTTCGCTTATGGCATGGCCTGGAGCATGATCCTGTCCGGTCTCGCTCTGGCCTTTCTGCTTCCGGGTCTTTGGTTTGGGTCCCTGGCCTTCGGGGTCGTTTTCATTGGCCTCTACACGCTCGTCCCGGCCCTGCGCGCCTCCGTGATCCGGCACTACACGCTGGACAAGGACGGACAGCCATTCGTCTTATGAACGCAGTCGACTTGCTGACAGAGAACTCTTAGCCCATGACCCCCATTTCCCGGTTCATCGCCAACAGGATCGCGCCCGAAGCGGTGAAACCCTTCTGGTCAGAGGTGGTGGTCTATGTTGGCGTCTTTCTGATCGGTCTTGCGCTGGCGCTTGGGCTGAAGTCAGCTGCGAACGCACCGGACAGTCGCATGGACGAACACGCCTGGCTTTATGCTTTGGTCTTGGCAGCGTGCCCGGCCAGTCCCCTCATCCGCGCTTTTGCCCGCAAGGCCCTTGGTCTGCACTACAGTCCGAATTTCTGGACCCTGCCGCCGGGCGGTCGGACCTTCGGTGGACCCGGATTGGTTTTCCCCGGCCCCCGCCCGGCAGAAGAGGTCCCGGCCTGGCAAAGGGAAAACAACCTCTATGCCCGCATCGCCATCACGAATGCACAGGCCTTGACCGGCACGCTCGCCCTCATTGCTGCCGCCACCCTCCTGTCAGATCCAACGCATCTCCCGAGCCCGAGCAACCTCGCCGGCGCTCTCGCGGTCGCGGCTCTTTTCGCCACGATGCTGATCAGCCAGGTCACGCACAAAGCCCACCATCCCGACGCCATCGCGCCACCGCGCGAAGACGACGAGCTGGGCCCGGAAACCCGCGCCCAACTCGCCGCCCAGACCCGCGCCGCCGAACAGGCCCGCGCCCGCTACGGCCAAGGGAGAAACTGACGTGGACCCGATCTCCCGGTTCATCGCCAACAGGATCGCCCCCGAAGCGGTGAAACCCTTCTGGTCGGAGGTGGTGGTCTACAGTCTGGTCGTTTTTGCCGGGCTTGGCGTTTCCATGGCCCTGGCGGCTTTTGGCGCGTTGGACTCCGTTCACGGCATCGGCTCATTCAGCGAGATTGTGTTCTGGGTTGCGCTCGCTGTTCCGTGGGTGCTTGCCCCAGCCATCCGGTTACCAGCCCGCCGCGTCTTTGGTCTGACCCATGCTCCCGCCTTCTGGTTCATTCCGCCCGGCAATCTGTGGCGCGCCCGTCGCAAGGCACGCTCGTCACGCCCGGCCCGCGAAGTCCCGCCTTGGCAATGGTCAGGCCGCCACTACGCCCTGTCGTCCTACGCCAATGCCCTCGCGATGGGAGCCGCCATGGCAATCACGACGACCATCGGCCTGTGGCTCGACAATCCCGCCAGCCCGGATTGGCACGCAAGGGGCCATGCCGGCGCGCGATCGGATCCTGGCGGACCATACCTACGCC